ATCAATCAATTAAAACCAGACTCCGTCTATGTCGTCTGGGAACAAGGTGGCCCATCACAAAGAAGAAAACATATATACCCAGCCTATAAAGCAAATCGTGCAACCAATAAAGCTTTGCAAGATGTTTATCGCAATGATGGAAAATATATTGCATCGTCAGATGGAAAAAATAAACTTTTCCAATTACAGCTTTTAACAAAAATCCTCGGTCATCTTCCTGTTTGTCAAGTCTATGTGGCAGATACAGAATGCGATGATGTTATCGGATATCTAGTGAAAAGGAAATTCCAAACGAATGATCAAACAAAAATAATCGTATCCAGCGATAAAGATTTCTATCAATTGCTAGAAGATAAAAATGTAAGAATATTTGACCCAGGAAGAAAAATATTAATTGATTCTAAATACGTTTTAGATAATTTTGCCATATCAGCAAAAAATTTCACACTCGCACGAAGTATTGTCGGTGATACATCAGATAACCTAGACGGCGTTCAGGGTATAGGTCTTAAAACAATTGCTAATAGATTCCCAGATTTCCAAAGAGAAGATGTCGATCTAAACCTTGAGTGGATAAAAAATCAAGCAACCAAACTATTATCCGAAAACAAAAAAGCTCCAAAATGCTTTAGTGACATTATTAGTCACACAGATATCATCGAGAGAAACTGGCGTTTAATGTTTCTAGATACGTCCTGCTTGGCCTCTACGCAGATTGCTAAAATAGACTACCAGCTAGAAATATTTAATCCAAAATGTAATAAACTAGACTATATTAAAACCTTCGTGGGGGCCGATATTCCATTATCTGAGGACATCGACCGGGCGTTTTTATATGCTAAAACGCTACTTCGATAATTTTCTGGAACTTTCTCAGAGGTCTATAGTTAGACTTACCACTCTTGGAGTAATCGCAACAATAGGTTTATAAAAGTTTTTCTACAGTATACATTCAGTCATAACAACCCTAACCAAATCGGAGCGAAAATAAATGTCATCAGGCAATAATCCAGTATTCTTTTCAACTTTAGGAAAAGCTTTCCAAGAAAAAGTTCTCCAAGCGCTACTCACAGATCGAATCTGGGCAGCACAGTTTATAGAAGTATTTAATGTGGACGAATGTCTTGAACCAATTTATCTTAAAATGATCGCAAGTAAATTTATTAATTACTATCACTCATATAAAGAGTTTCCAACACTAGATCTAATGATTACAATTATTAAAGATGAGCTAAGCAATAATCAGGATCTTGTCATCCGTGAACAATGCTACGGCTTCTTACAAAAAGTTATCCGAAATGAAAACGGTAATGATCTGCCGTGGGTAAAAGAAAAAGCCTTTACCTTCTGCCGACAGCAAATGCTCAAAAAAGCACTGTCAGAATCTGTAGACATTATCCTCACAGACAAATATGAAACAGTAGTCGATATCATGAAAAATGCTATCGCAGCCGGGATGGCTTCGTCAAATGGTCATGACTACGTAAATGATATCGATTCTCGCTACTCAGAAACATTTCGCCATGCAGTTAAAACAGGTATCCCAGAACTGGATGAAAAGAAAGTCATGGGAGGAGGATTAGGTTCAGGGGAAATCGGTATCGTCTGTGCTCCATCCGGCGTTGGTAAATCACATTTGCTAACACACTTTGGCGCTCAAGCTCTACTGCAAGGAAAAAATGTATTCCATTACACAATGGAATTAAATGAACGATATGTTGGAATCCGTTATGATAGCCATCTTACAGAAATTAGCGCATCTGACTGCTCAGATGCCAAGGATCTAATTAAAGAATACTTTGAAGCAAATCGTGATCACATGGGAAGGTTGATCATTAAAGAATTCCCAGCACGGTCGATCACCTGCAATAATATTAAATCACATGTTGAAAAATTAACATATAAAGGTATTCGCCCCGATCTAATCATTATCGATTATGCTGGAATTATTCGGTCAACCGAGAAGTATGACCTTCCACGACTAGAAATGCAATTCGTTATTCAAGAGATTCGTAAAATGGCGAAAGAACTCGACGTGCCTGTCTGGACAGCTCTCCAGTCAAATAAAGAAGGAGCTAAATCAGATATCGTCGATCTAACAAATCTCGCAGAATCATATGGACAAGCTGCTGAAGCAGACTTCGTTCTTGGCTTGCAGAGAATGAGCACGCAAAAATCTACAGGATTCGGAACAATGTTCATCGCAAAAAACCGATTCGGTATCGATGGAATCCCATTCAAAATTCATCTGGATACCGCTCGAAGCAAACTAAGGGTGCTCAGCGATGACGAAGTAGGATCTATGCAACAAGATATTGATATGGAAAAAGAAAGAATTCAAGACGATACCGTAAGCAGATTCAAAGCCGCAATCAAAAGAAGTAAAGAAAATTTACAACTAACAAAACTTGGCGGCTAATAAACATTTATTAAATTAGAAAGGCATAAAATGACTATCATTGATTCAAAAGGTTTTATCGCAGATTCATATAAAAATTTCATCCACACTTCCAGATATGCTCGATGGCTAGATAATAAATCACGCCGAGAAACTTGGACAGAAACCACAGAACGTTATATTTCATTCATGACTAAACATCTTGTGGCAAATTATAATCATAAAGGTAATGAACCAATCTTTAATGAAATTAAAGAAGCAATTCTAAACCATGAAATCATGCCATCAATGCGTGCTCTCATGGCAGCAGGACCAGCAATGGACATAGACAATATCTGCGCCTATAATTGCTCCTTCATCGCCGTAGAATCCCTCCGTGCATTCGATGAAACTATGTATATCCTCATGAATGGTACTGGTGTAGGATTCTCCGTAGAACAAAAATTTATTAACTCCCTCCCAGTAATCGCTGAAGAATTCTTCGCAACAGAAACTACAATCATTGTCGAAGATTCTAAACTAGGTTGGGCAAAAGCTTATAAAGAATTAATCGCTCTGCTCTCTCAAGGACAAATCCCTAACTGGGATACAACTAAAGTAAGACCAGCAGGTGCTCGTCTTAAAACTTTCGGCGGAAGAGCATCAGGACCAGAACCACTCCGTGACCTTTTCCGTTTCACCACACAAATCTTTAAAAATGCCCGTGGTCGCAAACTAAAATCAATCGAAGCACATGATATCATGTGCAAAGTAGGTGAAGTGGTCGTCGTCGGTGGCGTCAGACGATCCGCTCTCATTTCCCTATCAAATCTAGATGATTTCGAAATGGCAAAAGCTAAAAGTGGACAATGGTGGGAAACTCAAGGACAAAGAGCGCTTGCTAATAATTCCTCCACATATACCAGCAAACCAAATACAGCACAGTTCCTCCGTGAATGGAGAAACCTCTATGAATCTAAATCAGGCGAACGTGGAATATTCAACGTCGATGCCGTCAGAAAACATATAGATAAATTTGGTCGCCGGGACTCCTCCAAAGTTCATGGAACAAATCCTTGTGCAGAAATCCTCCTCCGATCATTACAATTCTGCAACCTCACAGAAGTTGTCATCCATGAAACAGATACCAAAGAAAATCTAATCCGTAAAATTAAACTTGCAACAATCCTTGGAACATGGCAGTCTTCTCTGACCAATTTTAAATATATCCGTAAATCATGGAAGTCTAACTGCGAAGAAGAAAGACTCCTTGGAGTATCACTCACAGGAATCTTCGGCAATAAACTTACTTCAACCAATGGCATAGAACTTGCCAATCTCCTAGATGATCTAAGAATTTCTGCCGTAGAAGTAAATAAAATCGAAGCAGAAAAATTAGGAATCCAAGCCTCTACCGCAATCACTTGCGTAAAACCTTCCGGAACCGTATCACAACTGGTAGGAGTATCCAGCGGTATCCATCCTTGGTACTCAGAATATTATATCCGCACCGTAAGAGCAGATAATAAAGATCCACTCACAACCTTCCTTAAAGCCGCTGGAGTACCCGCAGAACCAGATTTAATGAAACCAGATACCACAACCATCTTCAGCTTCCCTATTAAAGCTCCTGAAGGCGCTGTCGTTACAAAAAATCTAACAGCAATCCAACACCTCGAACTCTGGAAAACTTATCGTGAACACTGGACAGAACATAATCCTTCCGTAACAATCAATGTCCGTGAAGACGAATGGCTTGATGTCGGTGCATGGGTATTCCGTAACTTCGATAATATCGGTGGAGTATCATTCCTCCCAACATCCGAACATACCTACCGACAAGCACCCTACCAAGAAATTAACGCAGAACAATACCAAGATCTTAAAAATAAAATGCCACAAAATATCTCGTGGGAAGATCTACAACTATTCGAAAAAGAAGACACAACTACTGGATCACAAGAATTAGCTTGTGTCTCAGGTGTCTGCAATGTTGATGATGATACCTCCAGATTACAAAAAGCCTAATCACTCCAATCCAATAATATCATTGTCTCTACCCCTAGAGAAATAATACTCATCTGCAATCGTTTGTGAACAATATCACTTTAACCCCATAAATCAATGGTTCATAAAAATATTGTACTTTTCTCTAGAGGTAGAGACAATGATATTTTATATCATTTTATTCCAATTGCCACTCTATACCACTAAATCATCAATTAGACATTTTTAATAATATCTACCGTTTCTAAAACCTACCAATACTATTACCAATAAATTTACCAACTGCCGTTTAATGATACTACAAAGGCAATTACTAAAATGATGGTATCATTTCTCTAGGGGTAGATACAATGATATCATCATTTCTTATCCCTTGACCCACCAATCAATCTATGATATACTGGATATCTATAATAACCTCTCACCCAGAAAGATTGAACTAAATATGCTAGGTCTTTGCTGCCAATTTCTTGAGCCTCGTACAAAACGTGATGGCTCAACCGTATTCGAAAATAGTATCAATGAACAATCTATGCAACTAGGCCGATTCAAATCAGGTGCCTATAATACAGCATATATCCAAAACGTCTACCGAAATAACGTCGAGGAAATCATTAAACTTATCCCTAAACTAGTCGCAAACAATATCCATTGCTTCCGACTGTCAAGCAATATCTTCTCCCTGTGGGAATTCAATAACCATATCGCCAAACAAGATGATCTCCTAATCTCTAGGCTAAATCATTGCGGCAATCTATTCAAAATTAATAATATCAGAGTCACTACACACCCAGGACAATTTACAGTCCTATCCAGTGATAGCGATGATGTAGTCTGTAAATCCATCATGGAACTAGATTACCACGCATGGACATTCGATCAAATGAATCTACCACAATCCCCAGATAATGCAATCAATATCCACGGCGGCAAATCAGATAGATCCTCTAAACTTATCTCCGTAATTAATTCCCTCCCAAACCATATCAAATCTAGGCTAACACTAGAAAATGATGAAGCATCCTATAACCTCATGGAACTTATTAATATCCATGATGCAACAGGTGTACCAGTGTGCTGGGACTCCCATCACCATGTATTTAATGATGCAGGCATCCCAATGGATGAAGCTTTCCAATTAGCAACTATGACATGGGATAAAACAGGCTGCAAACCACTTCAACATATCAGTAATACTACACCCGGTCAAGAAAATGGCAACTATACCGAAAGACGTAAACATAGCGACTATATCAGTTACGTACCTATGCCACAATTATTAGGTCTGCAAAATAATATTATCGATCTCGAAGTAGAAGCAAAAATGAAAAATCTAGCCATCTCAAAAATGAGAAACGATTTCAATGTGGTCTAATAATATCAAATAATATCAAAATAAATTAATAGCCTTATTTACCTAGAAAATAAGGATTATAAATAAAAATAAATTCTTTATAGAAAATCATTTTATGATGACAAATTTTGATATTCATTAATATTTATCAATAATATTGTGTCTCAAAGGATTAAGCCTCCTCTCCTGAAAATGTCTTAATTTAATTTCAATCCTGTTAATACCATGCGCAATATTATACATGCTGGTTACTTTTTAAAAGGTAGCCAGCATTTTTTTATATTACCTGCTTTGTTTATTATTTTCCATTGTTTTGATCATTGACCTCCACGTTGCAATCATCTATGGTATGACATAATATGTCCTGTGGGATGCAAAAAAGTCTACAAAACAAGGCAAAAACAGAACTGCCTCTGGCGGGGTTGCCGGTGGGGTTTCCTTACTGGCGTTTTTAGGGGTGCCAGAGGGGTTTTTAAAATTGGCCCTAGCGATACTGCCAGAGCCATTTTGGAGAAGCCTATTGTCTAGCGCTATCAAAAACGCCAATTTTGGATATTTCTTGGGATGATGATGATAAAAAGTGCTTATAAATGGGTATTTTATAGATTGTCTGGATGGAGGTATGTGATGATGGAATGATATTGTTATTATTCTATGGGATATATTCTATTGATGGAATGGATGTTTTTGGGGTGGGTGGGAATTCAGATA